GGCAAAGCCAGTTGAATACACCGAGTTCAAGGTCCCGGAAGGGATGCAACTCGACAAGGAAAAAGTCACCGAGTTCACTGCACTTGCCGCGAAGCACGGTCTTTCGCAAGAGGCAGCGCAGGGACTCGTTGACCTTTACTCGGCCGAAATGAAAAGGGTGGCCGAGGCTCCGGTGAAGGCGTGGCAAGACCTGAATACCGAATGGCAGACCGCTGCCAAGAAGGACCCCGAAATTGGCGGGACAAACTTCGAGGCAATGCGGTCGAGCGTTCGTCAGGTGATCGACCAGATTGCAGGGAAGGACGCGCAAAAGCTACGCGATGCGCTCAACCTCACCGGCGCTGGCAATCATCCTGAAGTGATTCGGTTCTTCTACAAGGCATCGAAGTTGGTGACTGAAGGCGGTCCTGTGTCCGGTGCACCTCAATCGCGAGGGAGCCGTTCACCCGCTCAGACCCTCTACCCCAACGCGAACCCGACCATAAACTAGGAGTCCAGCAATGGCTACCATCGGCTATGCCGCACTGACTTACGCGGACTGGGCGCGGCGTCTGGATGATGAGGGCAAGATCGCCACCATCATCGAGATTCTGTCCCAGACCAACGAGATCCTCGAGGACATGCTCGTCGTCGAAGGCAATCTCCCCACCGGGCACAAGACGACCATCCGCACGGGCCTGCCCCAAGCGACGTGGCGCCTGCTCAACTACGGCGTTGCGCGCACCAAGAGCACCACCGTCCAGGTCACGGACACGGTTGGCATGCTCGAGTGCTACAGCGAAATCGACAAGGACCTTGCCGATCTCAATGGCAACAGCGCCGAGTTCCGCCTGTCTGAAGACCTTGCCTTCCTGGAAGGCATGAATCAGCAGATGGCGCAGACGCTTTTCTACGGCAACACGCTCGTCAACCCGGAGCGATTCACGGGCCTGGCGCCGCGTTACAACACCTCGACCGTCGCCAACGCGCAGACCGCGGCGAACGTCATCGACGGTGGCGGCACCGGCTCGACGAACACCTCCATTTGGGTCGTCGTATGGGGTCCGAACACGGTGCACGGGATCTTCCCCAAGGGCAAGATTTCCGGCCTGCAACACCGCGACCTTGGCGAATGGCCTCTCGTGGACACGAGCGGACAGGGCAATCTCTACCAGGGCTATCGGACCCACTTCAAGTGGGACATGGGCCTGACGGTTCGCGATTGGCGCTATGCGGTTCGCATCGCCAACATCGACGTGACGCTGCTCGCTGGCGGCTCGGCGGCGAACCTCATCAACGCCCTCATCCGCGCAGTGCACCGCCTGCCCACCGCTCCGGTCGGAGTCTCGACCGAGCAAAAGACCGACGCTCCCAACGGGGGCCAGGTCCAGATGGGCCGCACGGTGATCTACGCGAATCGCGTGGTCCGCACCTACCTTGACATCCAGGCCGTCAACAAGAGCAACGTGCTCCTGCACCTGACGGAGTGGGAGGGCAAGACCATCACGACCTTCCGTGGGATTCCTGTTCGCACTTGCGACCAGATCCTTTCCACCGAAGCTCGGATCTAAGGAGCAACGAAATGATCATCGACAACCAAATGGTGTTCGACCTCAACGTCGCACTCACCACTACCCGCGTTTCCACGAACGTCATCGACCTGCAAAGCCCGAGCATCATCTCGGGCCAGGGCACGACCAGCAATCAGGGCCGTGATCTAAATTCTGGCGATGGCATCCAGGTGCCCAAGCTCTACGTCGAGTGCCTGACGACCTTCACGTCCGGTACCAGCATGAACGTGCAGTTCCAGGGCGCTCCTGACAACGGTTCCGGTTCGCCTGGTTCGTACAGCACGTTCGCGGAGACTGGCGTCATCCCCGTTGCGAACCTGTTCGCAGGTGCGCGTATCGCGGAGTGGGATCTTCCTGGCGCTCCTACGAACTACCCGATCGCGCGCTTCATCCAACTGAACTACGTCATCGTCGGCACGATGGCGACGGCCAATATCTACGCGGCCATCGTCCTCTCGCGCGACGAGGCGCCGCAAGGCGCTGGACTGTACTTCAGCGGCTACAAGCCCGGCTTCGTGGTGGCGAACTAACGCTGCAAGGGGTGGGGCATCCGCTCCACCCCGATTCGCAAGGAGAGAGTCATGGCAATCGAAAAGCCCGCCACAAACGAGCGCCCGAAGTACCGCATCACGGCGGTCTGCTACATCAACGACAAGATCATCGACCCCGAGACGATGCCTCTCATGGAAGCGGATGACGAAGGCGAGCGCGAACGCAAGCCCCTCATCATCGCCTACGACGGCATCCCCGGCTGGTACATGGAACCCATCAACGACTCGGCAAGGGCGATGTGCGAGAAGCACAAGGCGCGCATGGTCAACAACGACCCGATCGCGTCCCTCACCATCGTCACCGGCAATCAGACCAACGTGATCGGAGGCTGACATGGCCGAGCACGAGATGGTCCACATGGAGCGATCCCACGAGGAGCGCGTTGCGGATGCTCCGACTGCCGATGGTCCGATGTATTCCTACGGCCTGCGGATCCGTCTCGAGAAGGAAGAGTTGGAGAAACTCGGGGTGGAGGAGTTGCCGGAAGTCGGGGACGAGCTCCACATCCAGGCGGTCGGTATGGTCTGCTCCGTGTCCAGCAACAAGTACTCCGAGAAGGACGACGGGCACGTGTGCGTCGAGGTGCAACTCACGCACATGGGAGCGGTAGAGGAGGGGCACGAAGAGGATGGGCGCCCCGCTGGAAAACTCTACCCCAATCGCGATAACGAGAACTCGGAGTACTAGCCGTGACAGCAATCGTCGATATATGCAATATCGCCTTGCAGCATATCGGCACTCGCTCGTCGATTCAATCGCTGACGGAGAACTCGACCGAGAGCAACGTGCTTGCGCTCCGGTACGACTCCGTGCGAAAGCAACTGCTGCGCTCGGTGCACTGGAACTTCGCGCGCAAGCAGGGCTTCCTCTCCCTGCTCATCGACGGCACGCTTGGCACGACTCCGATTCCGCCGCAGCCGTGGCTATACGAGTACGCGCCGCCGGCGGACTGCGTGCAGATGCGCTACATCATGCCGCAATTCCAGAACACCGCGCAGGCCGCGCTGCCTGGCGTCGTCACGATGCCGACCTACCTCGGGCCTCCGGTGCGCTTCCTCATCGCGCAGGACCAGGACATCCTCGGCAATCCGATCTCGGTGGTGCTGACGAATCAGCAATCCGCGATCGGCGTCTACACGGCAGACGTGCAAAACACGTCGATGTTCGACCCGTCTTTCATCGAGGCATTCGCCCTAGCCCTTGGCGCCGCGGTGTGCCGAGCCCTCACTGGTGACAGCGGCAGGGCGCAGCAGTGCAAGAAGGACGCCGAGGAACTCATCGCTAGGGCGCGCTCCGACAACGGCAATGAGGGCCTCACCATCATCGACCACATTCCAGACTGGATGCGCGTGCGCGGGTATGCAGGAGACTGGGCCTACCCGGACGGCGGGATGTACCTCTACGGGCCGCAGAGCCTCACACTGGTCACGTAATGGCGCAGCCTCTCATGCTCCCGTCGTTCGCTGCGGGCGAGCTTTCGCCTGCGGTGTGGGGACGAACGGACTTCGCTAAGTACCACGTCGGGGCCGCGAAACTGCGCAACTTCAATGTGGACTACCGCGGGGGAGCATTCAACCGCGCCGGCACGATGATGGTCGGGCGCGTGTGGGATAAGTCAACGGCGAATCGCCTCATCCCGTTCGTGTTCTCCACGACTCAGGCGTATGCGCTGCTCTTTGGCAACCTCACGATGCGGGTGATCGCGAATGGGTCGATGGTGCTCGAGGCGGACTTCAGCATCAATTCGATCACGAACGCGAACCCTGGCGTATTCACTCTCGCCGTTGCGCCAGGCTGGTTCGTTGGCGATGAGGTGTCGATTCGCGGCGTGGCTGGCACAAATGGTGTCAATAGCACGAATGGCAAGACGTTCTTCGTCGCCAGCATTGCCGGGACCGTAGTGACGCTGAAGGATCAATACGGCAATGTGGTGGACACGACGACTGCTGGCACATACACCGGCGCTGGATTCATGTCTCGAATCCTTACGGTGTCGAGCCCGTACTTCGCTGCCGACTTGGCGCTGTTGAAGTACACGCAGAGCGCGGACACTATCACGCTCACGCACCCGAGCTACGTGCCGTACAACCTGACCCGGACTTCAAGCACGACATGGGTCTTCACGTCGTTCCCTCTGGCGCCAAAGAGTGATCCCCCGTCGATCGCATCCGTGACGCCCTCTGCCGCTGGCACTACTGGCTACGTCTACCGCGTGACTTCCATTGCCGACAACGGCACCGAGAGCATGCCGAGCCCTCCGGTGGCTACGCTTCTCTCGGCCACGATGTCCACGACGGGGACCGCTTACGTCACGGTCACGATCACGCCGACCACGGCGTTCAGCCTCAACTCGGGGAACGCGAAGACTTCATTCAATGTCTATCGCACGGCGGAGGTGGCTGGGACGGTGCCAGTCAGCGGGGCTGCGTTCGGGTTTGTTGGAACGATCGCGCAGGGGGCGCAGGTCTTTGTTGACCGCAGCATTGCGCCGAATTTTGCACAGCAGCCGCCGCAGCCGTCGAACATTTTCAACTTCAACAAGATCGTGAGCATCACCCCTACGGCCGGCACTGGCTACGTGGTGGGCGACCAGTTGGAGATTTGGCCCCTCGCCGGGTCTGCATACGGGACGCCGACGTATGCCTACGTGGCTGCGATCGGTGGGGGTGGCTCTATCTCGAGCCTCATTGTCGGCGCGCAGGGCTACACGTCGGTCGCGTCCTGGCAAGTGCGCCCTGGCTATCCGTACCATGGCACCGGCGCCGCAGTGACGCCGTTCGCACTCGGCGCGCCTTCCTACCCGTCGTGCTGCGCGTACTACCAGCAGCGGCTTGTGTTCGGCGGATTCAGTTCCGCGCCGACGCAGATTGCGATGTCCAAGACCGGATCGTTCTACGACTTCTCGTACTCGTCGCCATCGCAGGCGAACGACTCGCTGACGTTCACGATCGTCAGTACCCAGGTGAATGCCATCAAGAGCCTCGTGCCGTTCACGTCCCTGCTAGTGCTCAACTCCAACGGTGCGTGGCGCGTGGACTCCGGGCAGCTTTACGGTGCGATCACTCCGACCTCAATACTCGCGGCTCCGCAGGCGTACAACGGCGCATCGGATGTGATCCCGATTGTCGCCAACTACGACGTACTCTACGTGCAGGCGCGTGGCTCTATCGTGCGCGACCTATCGTACAACTTCTACGCGAACGTGTTCACGGGGACGGACGTGAGCATGCTGGCGAAGCATCTCTTCGAGAATCATTCGATCATCGACTGGGCGTGGGCAGAGGAGCCGAGCCGTATCGTATGGGCGGTGCGCGACGATGGGATCTTGCTGTCACTGACGTATGTCAAGGAGCAGGAGGTGATCGCGTGGTCGCCGCACGACACTCAGGGCGGCGCGTTTCTCTCCGTGTGCACGGTGCCGGAAGGGACGGAGAACGCGGTCTACTTCGTGGTGGGGCGCTTCATCAACGGGTTGTACCAGCAGTTCGTCGAGCGCCTGGCGTCCCGGTACATGGGGAGTGACTCCGCAGTCGGATACGCTGCTGACCCCACGAGAGCGTTCTTCGTGGACTGCGGATTGCAGTATTCCCCGGTGCTGCCCAACCCCGGCAACAATCTCTGGCCGCAAGGCACGAGCGGGCTCGTCACGGTGTACCAGAGTCTCGGCTCGTACACGGGCCTGCCGGGATACATCCTGCGCGGCAATGGCGGCTATGGCGTCGTGCAGACGCTTTTCTACAGTCCGCTTCCGTCTGGAATGTCGGTTGGCTACACGGTACAGATGACGACGCCGTTCGCGTCAACGGAAATGATCTCCGGTGGTGACTGGTCGTTCGCGATACCGACGAGCACGATCTCTGGCATTGACCATCTCAACGGGGCGACGGTTGCGATCCTTGCCGATGGACTCGAGTTGCCGCAACAGGTGGTGGTGAATGGCTCGATCACACTCACAAATCCGGCCTCCGTCGTCACGGTGGGCCTTCCTATTCAGGCGCAGTTTCAGTCGATGTACCTGGATCACCCTGGGGCGAATCCAACGATTCAGGGCAAGCGGTCCAACGTCACGGCGGTAACGGTACGCATGAGGGATAGCTGCGCGATGAAGGTCGGGACGACGTTCTCGAACCTGACGCAATTCAAGGAGCGCGGTCCTGGCTCTCCGCTTGGCACGCCGCTCCCGCTCGTCACTGGCGACGAGCGCATTCTCGTGCCGGCAGGGTACTCGACGATGAAGCAAATCTGCATCCAGCAGGACTCGCCGCTCCCGTGCAACATCCTTGCCGTCATACCCGAGATGACCGTGGGGGACAACTGATGCGCCACGAGCTCGTGGACGCCACGGTGGAGCACGCGATCTACGTGGCGGAGAACCTGCGCGACATGGATAGATTTGAACTGCTCGCGTGCGGCGTGGTGCCGGAAGAGGCACTCGTGCTGTCGTGGGAAAAATCCATGACGGCGTGGACGTGGCTTGTGGACGGAGTGCCGGCTGCGATTGGCGGTGTGGCATCCGCCTCTCTCATGGACACGACTGGCAATATCTGGCTGCTCACGACGCCTCTGGTGGAGCAATATCCGATCGCGTTCACGAAGGTATCGCGCATTGCTCTGGCGCGGGTAAAGGAGATGTATCCCACGGTGGAGAATTTCGTGAGTGCCGAGTACGAGAGTTGCCTTCGCTGGCTCGAGTGGCTTGGCTTCAAGATCGGGCACTCGATTTACATGGGTGAGGCGCAGGAAGAGTTTCGTCACGTGGAGTCGCATTAATGTGCTATCCGCTCATCATCATGGGGGCGATGGCGGCTGCGTCGGCCGCTGCCCAGGCCCGCGCGCAGCAACAGCAGGCGCAGTACCAGGGTGGCATTGCGACGATGAACCAGCAGATCGCCGCGCAAAATGCCACCTATGCTACGCAGGCTGGCGCGATCGAAGAGGCTACGAGCTGGACGAAGACGAACCAGATAGAGGGCCAGTCCAAGGCCGCAGAGGGCGCGGCGGGCGTGGACGTGAATAGCGGCTCGGCGGTGCGCGTGCAAAGCGACATCGCCAAGGTCGGGATGCAGGACGCGCTCACGATCCGCAACAACGCCTACCGCCGCGCGTATGGCTACCAAGTGCAGGGATCGCAGTTCGGGGCACAGGCTTCCATGTTCTCCTTGCAGGGGAAGGACGCTGCGATCACCGGCGGCATCAACGTCGTCGGGGCGCTTGCGAAGTCTGGTGCGTTCTCTAGCGGCGGGGGCACTTCCATCGCGTCTAGCACCGACTACTCCAACAATAACTGGATCGGGTAGTCGTGCCGCAGATCCCGACCCAGGTGCTCCCCGACGTAGCCCCGAGCGGACAGGCTGCTCCGTACCTGCACGTCGAGACGAATCCCAATATGTTCGGCGCCGGCGTCGCGGAAGCGGGCGGTCGCCTGACCGAATACTTCCAAGGAGTGCACGACGAGACGGCGGCGCGAGATGCGGTGAATCAGTATTCCAACGCACAGATCGCGTTGCAGGCCGATCCGCAGAACGGGTTCCGTGTCAAGCAGGGCAAGGA